CGCACTCTGCGCCGCCGAAGTCTGCGATGCCGACGCACTGGCCGCACTCTGCGCCGCCGAAGTCGCACTCTGCGCCGATGCTGTCTGCGATGCCGTGGCGCTGGCCGCACTCTCTTTGGCCATGGTAATGAGGTCGCCAAAAGTGAGTCCATGCGCTTTAAGCCACCAAATATCATTACGGGTAATGTCACCGCGGACCGCATTGATCGCGTCGGTAGAGCGTAGATCGAATTCTCGCGGCGATACTTCGAGCGCATCAAAATCTGTCGGTGACATGGTGAGGTCATCAAAATCACCTGCAAAAAGTCCAAAAACTCTATTAGCATCATACGTATCATCAAAAGCTGATTGTACTGGAGCCTGACTACCGTAGGCGGGCGACCATACCATGACATTATCGCTGGCCGCCGCTTGCTTAATCATGCTGATAAGCTCATCACGGAGGTTAGCCATATCGAGCAGCATGGCCGCTAGGGTATCCTGCATGGTTTGCACATCACCATCAATGATACCCATATCACTGTCAACATCCGACTGTACCGACTGGATGTGCGCCACAACCTGATTAACATAGTCAAGCAAGGTAAGTGTGTCGCGGTAGTTAAACGGCTGTGTTGAGCCGACTCGCTCAAAAGCCGGGGGCCGCGTCGTAGGCCACAATGTCTCACTAGGTAACATGTATACCCCTTTCAGGCGCTCAGAATCTTACTCCAGTATACACGTCCGGGCCGCCATATCGTCGCCATGTCATGCGGGTAGGGGTGCCGACTATCCGTATAAAGAGCGGTGCCAGCTCCTCTATGATCATCATGTCGACGTTAAGCATTGCTGACCTCCATGCGGTGATAAGCTGCGCTCCACTCATGCCCGCATAGCCGTGACTATGGACGGTACCATTGCCCGAGTCCGACTGGTGGGTGAAATCAGTGGTATTGCTGCCACTGCTTGAGCTTGTCGCAGACTGCGACCCGGCGGTATTCGAATCGGTATCCGAGTTGGTTTGGTCCGCATTAGTCGCATACTGCAAAAAATCCGCTAAGCGCGTCTGCGGGAACTCACTGTGCACGGTTGTCGCGCTCGAATGAGTTTTCGTGGTCGTGTCGCTAGTCGTGTCGTTTTTGCCAGTCTGTTCTGCGTTGCTCTTGGCAGACGATTCCGATGTTTGCGTTTGGTTCGAATCACTGTACAGATCCTGAGTGAGCAGTGGGTCAAATTTAGTTTGCTCCGACACGTAGAGCTGATTATAGTAGGGCATGATTTCGTTCATTTTGCGCCCCAGATTAAACGCGAACATTTGCGGCGTTTCTACACCAATTTCCCTGAAAATATAGTGCTCAATAATCTTACGATTAAGCCTATTACGGTACGCCTCATCAAAAATAGGGTATTTATCTAGATGCAATGACGCATCATTATCGTAGCCGAGTGCGACGAGATGCCCTAATTGCGTCGTATAGTCTGCGTGAAACTCGGGCATAGCAAGGTCGCTATACGCTCCACTATTATTCATCGCTATCATCCTTATCCGTGCTCAAAATACCGCCGCTTGTAGTGTCAGACCAGTCCACGCCAATATCATGCAAGGCAGGCCATAATAGTTTAATCGTGTCGCATGCCTGTTGGCGTGCTTTCAAAAAACTCAATCTAAAAATGTTGGTTTTCTCCGAACCGGCCGCGACCTCCCCCGTTAAGAGTCGTTCTTTTTTCTCCGTATTACTGTTTTGAATGCCCATGAAGCTCATGCACTCATTCCAAATCTGCGCCTTATCCGATAGCAATTTGTCAGACAAATAGGGCGTAGTGTTTGGGAATGACTGGAATTGCGAGCCTAAACCATCGCCATAGACGAGTATCGCGGGCACACCATCCTGTTTTTGCTTGATCATGTTTTCGAGCGTGATACGTTGGTTTTCGTCCTCGACGGTCACAATAAGGGGGATGCTCATGTTATCCAAATTCACGTCCAACGCCCGATCGACCATAGCCAAGCGTTGCGCATATAAGGTAATAATATCGTTAAATGGTTGCCTAATAAGATTATCCCAAATCGGCACGCACTCTTTAGACGTCAATGTTTTATAGCTATAATTGTTAGCCACGGGCGTGAACTCTGTCGCATTAAAATACGGGTTAACATTACCCTGATATGATGCCGACGTGACCATAAAACGGTGCATATCCTTACGAATATCAGGGAAAAACAGCACCATACCCTGCTCCAATAGCATCAGCTCAAGGTATCGCGAGTCAATGCCGTTAGGCAACCCGCGCCACGTAAAGCGGGACACTGCCAACGATTTGAGCAGTTTGGCATACATGTCAATGCGCGCCGACTGCATGAGCACTGCCCCGTCGCTCATTCCAGCCGTGGGGCGGAATGCTGCCACGGCTTGCTGATACGCGGGATTAGCGTTGCGTATCGTGCGCTTAGTGTTTGTGCTAGCCATATTAATATCGTACCCCCGGCAACGGATTATTGTCAGCATAGTCAATAACGCCGATGTCGTCGGGATTATTCCACACCGTTACGCCTTTCTCAAAAATACCCTTAATAGAGAGTTTAAACTCTTCAGGGCACGTGCTTGACCTAATATAGAGTTCGTGCATCTTCCAAAACGTGAAATGCTCCATGGTCTGCCACGACTCGGGTGGTTTCAAAAAGCGCTGCACATAATAGCCGTAGCGGAGCCAATACTCACCAATATCGCGCATGGCGGCTGGCATGATCTGACGGTATCGCCGCCAAATACGCCACCTATTCGACGCATACAACAGCACATCGCCCCCCATCTGACCGGCCACGTTAGGCGACATGAGTGCCGTATCCTGTATTTTGGCATTAACGCCCGCAATAGCGTTAGCGTAGTCGCCGGATGCCACGGCTGTCGCCATGCTCCGGTTCATGTCCGCGAATTGGAGCGCCTGTTGATTACTTAAGCCCGTTTGCTGACTCGCGTAACTGTTGGACTGCGAGGTCTGCGCGTTAGTCGTATCGACCGTGTTACCGAGCTGGGCGGCGCGAGTCTGATTGCCTTGATTGTACGTCGCATTATTGGCATACGCGCCAATGCCAGCACCTACGGCGGCGCCGATCGCCCCACCGATATTGCCGGTAGCGGCATTGCCGAGCACATTAGCCACGCCGCCGCCGATAGTGTTGAGCTGTTGCATACCGTAGTCAAAGTTCGCTTGATTCTGCGCGATATCCGTTGAGCGTGTTGCAGACTGATTGCTAATGCCCGCCATGGCGCTACGATTACGATTACCGAGGCCCGTCTGCTGCTCCGCATACCCAGCCGATAGCTGCGCCTGCGCGTAGGCGTTATTGATACCCATGGATGTTTTTTGCTGGCTCCAATCAGCCGACTGCCGCTGATAGTCAATGCTGTGCGCGTTGGAGGCTAGATATATTTGTCCGGCATTATTGACCACAGCCAATGAGGGGTAATCCACGACGCCTACGGTACTGTTGAGCATTTCGCCGCGCTCTTCGCGCATCACGTCCCCGCCGTTGTCGCCTCCATGGAGCGAGCGCACGTAAAACGCGGCCCGTGGCGTTGGCGGACCATAGTAAGCCACTTCATGCAACGTGAGATTATCTTGGTAAATATCCTGCGGTCGGACGATAACGCTATTGCCGTTCATGAGCGTAATTTCGACCCAAGCATACGGGAATGTTCTGAACTTTTTCAGATTCTTATACCTGTCAGGTATGATAAAATTGTTCCTAAAATCAACATCCGTGGCGATATCTTTATCGACATCAATCTGCCCCAACTGGATGGTATACATTTCGATATCAACATTGGATATTCCAAACGGTACGGTATGGGTGAGGCCGGGATTGCCTGAGAATTGGATGTCGTTAGGTATCATATATATTTTTTGGATGTTTTGCATAATCCATGGACAATTAGCGCCTATTTTCATAAACACGAAAAAGTCTTCAACGGTTTTAAATAGGTACATGTTAATGCCGTTGGGAATATTGTTAATGGACGTGCCCGACGCTGTTAATATTTTAGGATTATCAACACTGCCAGCGTCAACGCTCAAATCTACCGTAGATAGCACGACAATTGAGGCCGTAGAATCTGCTAATTTCGCCCCGTTTTTGATAAAATAATTATAGGATTGCGAGGTTATTTGGCTCTCTGAACCCGTGTCCAATCCCTCAGGAATATCAAGATATGCGCGCCCACCATCCTGCTCGGCGTTTTCGTTCGCAATACCAATATGGCCGCGTTCGACATAACAATTACCTAATTGCACGTCGAACTGAAACGACTGCACTACATCCAGCATGATGTTGAACTGCGAAACATACAGATTAACCATAGTAATATTTTGGATAAAATAATACCAATAGCGCGGTTGTTCGACTTGCGGGTAATCGTTTTTGACAATAATATAATTATATTGATTCGCTTTATTAAACGGGATATTAAGCTTAACTGGCTGATTAAAACGATGCCCTGACGTATTCGTTACCGTAACGCCGGGAAGCGCATTAAAATAATCATCCTGCGCCTTATGATCATTAAATTTCACAATATCCCTATAGGACATGTCCCACGGTACACTACAAAGTTTAAATGACGTGTTCGGCGGAAAGTACGCCCACGACAATCCGTTATCCTGCTCAGCCATGCTCTTGCTCCTGTCATAAAAATAGGACCCATTACACTATGTAATGAGTCCTATTATATCACAGGGGCGTTATGCGACAGTAGTCTTCGACGCCTTGGCAGTTACTGCGAAGAGCGTAGCCGAGGCCACGACGTCGCCTGCCGTGAGTCCGGTCATGGAGCCATCGACTGCCACATAGGCCACGTTAGGCTTATCGACCGACCACGTGACCAATGCGGACACGTCGGCAGTGCGGCCATCGGTGAGCGTAGCCGTAGCGACAACGTGATCAACCTTACCGACGCCGAGCGTCGCAGGGGCGCTCACCGTGAGAGCCGTGACAAAACCGGACTGCAATCCGAGCAGTCCGTCGCCACTCACTGGCACGGCTAGCCGATCCGCAATCTTCTTGACCACTTCGGGGGTTGCGGGGTCGATATACGATACCGTAGCCTCAACAGTAATAGTGCTGGCTGTTTCTCCAAGTCCCACGCGAAGCACGCCCGTATTCGTGATGGCTGTGAACTGCGAGTCTGTGGGGAGCGCGGCCCCGGCAACACCGTTCCCATTTTCGACAATCTTGTACGATACGCCAACGTTATTGAGGTTGGGGAAGTTCGCAGACGTGGCATTAGCCACGACCTGCACTACGCCACCACGCTTGACGTCGGTCGGCTGCACAGCCGGATTACCGAACTTTTGGAGTGCCACCTGCAAAGTCGGCGTGTCGATAGTGATATCGCCCAATGCCTTAATGATTTCCATCGAGCCGTCACCCTCCCAAAACAGTACTGCCGGAGCAAACGGAGACAACGAAATAGCTTCCTTATGATGCAGGAAATAATTCGTGTTTTGGCTGATCGGGTTCATGCCGCTCGTCGTGGTCAAATACTGATAGTCCCAAACGTAGAAAAATTGCTTGGTGGTGAGCACTGCCTGCACTTTTTCCAATCCGAACATTTCGCTTGGAATGTCGAAAATACGGGCGTTAGCGGCCATGTAGTCAACACCAAACGCTGCGGCCAGCGCGTCCACATCCATGGCCGCGTGCACTTCGGGGGTCGTGAAAAGAATCAAATCATCCCGAGACACGACAGACGGCATATGCGCTGCATTATACTCGGTCCACGGCTTAATAGGCAGCTTGTAAATCATGGCACGCACGTTTTTCAACAGCTGTCGCGCCGCCGCCTGCGCGTCCGAGTCAAGCGAAACGGACGGCACATGCACCTTCCAATACCCGCCCATGTTCGCGTATTCCGGGAACAGATTGCACATCGACAGAAACTCATCATTATTGTCGGATGTGACGGGGGACTGCATGATCTCCGCGTTGAGCATCGACAGTCCGCTATCGGCATTTTCGAACGCTTTGCGCACCTGAGATTCGTTAATGGTGATCGGATACCAGTTCTCACGATTCACCGTGTGGAAAACGGACTTGATAGGAGCCTTATAGGTGCCGTAAATATCATCACCCAAATACTCGTTATTCGGGTCGTAGACGTGAGCATTGACCATGCCTACAGCGATTTCCTCTTGAGTAGAGCCGTACTGCATGGCGGCGCGCTTAAACTCAGCCAGCGGGTTCTGCCACCGCAGTTTATTAATACTACGGTTGCCGATCTCGTTCACGAGTGCGTCATAAAACTCGTTGCGCACGCTCTCATAGCGCATGAGCGTTTGCAACGTATCGTGCATGGTTGCTTTGGTGGCGGCGGGGATACGCCGCTGGAATTCGGGCGATGCCTCGTCTCGGATAAGATTAATGATGTCGGCGTTAGTGCCCTGTACCAGCGGTCGCACAGATTCGCCGTTTTGACTTGTAGCCATGATTGCTCCTATAATTGTGGGTAATTATCCTCTAACAGTGTATCACTCGTCGTCGTCGCTAAATAGGTCATCGTATGAGCGCGGCCTATCGTCTGCGGGTTCTTCCGGCTCGGCAACCTCCCCCTGTCCAATGCCCATGGCGTCGAGCATGGCTTTGACCTGCGCTACTTCGTCACGCAACGCTTGAATCTGCGCGCCATAATCCTCACCGGCATCGGCGGGCGTATCGTCGCCCTCGTCCGGTTCCGGGTTAATATCGTCGTTAGGCGTGTCGACGTGGTCCTGCGGCTTATCGTCGGTCGGCTCGGTAGTGGTATCTGTGGTATCGGCCATAATTGCTCCTTATATAGTAGTGGACGTCGGGTGCAATCGCGCTCCCGACGTCCGTATGGCATGAGAGCCGCTACATCCCGCGTAGCACAGTGGTTATCAGCCCTCAGCCGCGCGGCGAACCCAATCGCCGATTCGCGCGACTCTCACATACAGTCACGAGTGTTAGCTCTGTACCACTATCAGTGTAGCACAATTTGCTGACCATAATCGTCGATAAACGTGCCACCATGCCGAAACTGCTCCCATGGTATCGGCGCGGAACGCGATACGCCCGCGCACACGAGATTAATACGCCCGTCATCCGTCTCCCCCTGATAGCATCCAGTATTGAGGATTACCAATCGTTTATATCGTGCTTTAATCTTCCATCGCCCCAGGCGCGTGGGGCTGATATCAATGCCATGCACCTCATCACCCACAACCGCGAACCCATCTGTATTAATGGAGACCACGCGACTATTGGCGCGACATGCCGCGATCAATGTTTGCCGCGCGTACGCATTAACAAACATGGCAATAGGGAGGTAGTGGCGAGAGTTTTTCGGCGTTTCATGCTTAATGGACCACAACAACTCGCCCGACTCGTCATCCCATTGCGGCTCTAACAGACTATCACGCGGCACGGTCCCGAATTTTCCCACAAGCGAGTTGAGCATGAGTTTAGCAATATTGCGCTGCGCGCCCTTACTAGACGATTTGAGCGCATACCAGTGATCCACATAATCAGTAAACATGTCACGCTGCGCCTTGAATTTCCAACCATGCTCATATCGGTACACACTGACATCATAATTATCATAGAGTAATTGCTGATCGATGTCAGTCAATGCCATAGTGATATAGCCGCGCGTTGACGTGACGCTACTCGCCCTATCGCCTGACAGCATGTCCATGACGCCCAAAAAAGCGTATCCATCACGTTTCATGTCGGCCCGAAACGTCATGACATCAATATGACGCGGCATGTCTTCATCGGTAACATATGAGCCGCTATAGGCTACCGGCTTGCCGTAGGGGAGGGGCTTATTACGCAGTTGCGTCGGATACATGCTATTGCAATCATAGTCGACTACGTTTTCATACGTTCCCGGCTTGCACGCAATATAGCCGCCAAGAT